CGAAATTTACTTTTAGCTTTAATGAAATTNGAANNNNTATCTGNTNAANNNNATATTATCGGTTCCGCAGATTCTTTCTTAAGCGCAATGCCCGATGATGAATTTTCTTTGTGGTTTAAGTCGAACAGAGATTTATTTGTTAATGCATTAGCTAACGGTTACGAAGTCGAGAAGGAACCATTATATCACGTTTTATTATCAGACAAAGGGGCGACCAACATAGGATATACTTTTTTAAATTTAGCGGGAACAATTGATTTTACGATATGTAAGGAAAAGGTGGATACGTTAACAGAAAATCAAATCAAAGCAATTGATGAGCGCTATTGGCCGTTTGCTGTGAAGGTGGAGTAAGAATAGATGAAAGATAAGAAATTTTCACCTCTAACAATTATTTGTGTGATTATAGGCATATGCTGGATTGTTTCAATTGTGGGAATCGGATATTTTATTTCACATCCAGAACTAATTGGACACTGGTTTAGTCGTTTAATAAGTGGGTTTAAATAGTTTTGAAACCAATGTATTTTAGTTTTTACAATCGATAGTATAAAAAACTACCTAGTTTCCGCTAGGTAGTTCTGTAAGAAATAATATTAAGTTTATTTTTTATAGTATTTTTATACCAAACCCATTATAAAAAATCAAGTATAAAAAAGCCAACCGACCACTGGTTGACTAAGAAGAATATTTTACCAGAAAAGTGGTAGCTTGTGATATGTGAGGTTACTTTGCCCCAAACATTGGTCACAATAAAAATATTTTATCATGAGTAAAGAAAGCTGCCAACAAAAAAAAGCCGGATTTCTCCGACTGTGGATAATGTGTGGATAACCTTGTGGAAAAGTCGTTATCATTATACCACAAATCACAAACGGGGGAATCAAAGGATGGTACTTTTTGACGTAAAGAAATATGAAACACCAGATGCAAAGGATGTAGACATGGAACAAACTAAACATAACGTCAGTGTGTTCCTATCTGCCTATCTTGCTGCTAGATGTCGTGTTGGCCAGCCGAGGGAACCGAAAGTAACAGCTTCATTCTCTTTGGTTCCACCATCAACGGCCAATAACACTTTTGAAGCCGAGCAAATGTTAATCCAGAAAGAAGAAGCCCAAGAAGAGTTTGATTATCTTCATAAGCTTTTTGTTAGAGGTTATTCTGCGATTCAGCATCCGCACAAACCAGATGTTACCGAGCGAAGAAAAAGAATCTTCTATGATCGATACATCAACGGTAATCCAATCTATCTAGCAGCACAACGAAACTGTATCAGTGAAGAATCAGTGAAACAAGAATCTAATATGATTATTGTTCAATTTGCTTCAGCACTAGAACTGGTTGCTTTTAAGTAGCCATTTATTACACTTTTTATACCTCTTTTATACACTTTATCTACACTTCATATACCTTCTAAACGAGTTATTATGATAGTGTCAAAAAAAATAAGAAATGCGACACACTTACACAAAATTTAAACGGAACGATTGCCTACTTATTTTTTTGATTTGAGATTACAAGGAAGTAAAAAAATTCTACTTTCTTCGTTTAGTCACTTGTGATCTCATTTAGATTCTCTCGCAAACCACCAATTATAAAACTAAAGAAGTGAGGTGAATTTCCTCTCTCTTTTTTCTATAGGTTTGCGAGAGTTAATGGAGCATAGCTTAATCGGTAGAGCAGCGGTCTCCAAAACCGTTAGTATAGGTTCGAGTCCTATTGTTCCAGTAAGTGGCATAAGCTACTTAAATAATATAGATCGTCAATGAATGTTCGGACAAACAAATTGGCGCTACTACCTTTCACGAGGGCTGCATATAAATGCAGTCCTTTTTGTTTTAAGTGTAGTAGATTTTTCATTTTGAAAGGGGATAAGTAAGACAATGCGTGTATTAATTAGAAGTTCAGCATCTGGTTCAGAGTATTGGGATACCGAAGAAAAAAGAAATGTGTTTGTACCTAAAGGTCAAGAACCTGATTTTGAAGTTACTGAAAATCCTGAATCAATGCTAAGTAAAGAAGCTGATTTATATGTTGGTGGTTTACCAATTACTGTTGGGAATGTAACGATTGATACTGATGGGATTAAAGGCGAACGATTATTAACAACTGCAAGTGCTGATGATGATGAAGAACAAGATGAGCTTGTTCCGTCTGATGATGAATCTGTTGTATTAGAAGAAATGAATGTAAAAGAATTGCGTGAATATGCAAAACGAAAAGGTATTGAGATTCCAAGTGCTGCACGTGCAAAAGGTGACATTCTCAATATTATTAAAAAATCTGAATAATGCGTTATTGTCAGTTTGAAGGTTGCTCTAATACAACAGAAAAAGGGGCTTATTGTTCCGAACATGCTAGGAAGTCTAGAAAAAAGAAAAAGCAAATCAATGTTTATCATCATGACAACAAATCATTTTATCGAACAAAAGCATGGCAGGATGTCGCTGACTTTGTTTATGAAAGAGAAAACGGCTGTTGTCAAAGGTGTGGTCGTTTTGTATTCGGAAGGCAAGCACATCGGCATCATATAATACCAATCAAGAAGAACGAAATGCTCAAGCTTGATCCAAACAATATTCGTTTGTTGTGTCCGAAGTGTCATGTGATTGAAGAAAATGAAGCAGATGAGAAAAAAGTTTTTCCATCTTATTTTAAAAAATGAAGCCCCCCTATCAAATTCGATTCAAATTTTTTGTCGGGGGATAGGGTAGGGGGCAGTCACGCGTGTCGTTAGGTCAAAAAATTTTAAAAATAAAAGGGGGGTGTATAAAAAAATGACCACAAAAGCGCAACGCAAAGCGATTATTGATGAAAAAGTTAATCACGAAAAAGCGCGAATTTTAGAAATTATGCGCAAGTCTGATTTATACACTATTACTCTTGATCCATTGATTGAATCATACTTGGATATTTTTGAAGTTTACCAATACAAATACATGCTGTGGAAAGAAAAAGGATTTCCCGAAACCCAAAAAACAACAAATAAGGCTGGAGCTACTAACAATAGCAAGCATCCATTAGCGCAACAAGTCGAAGTTTGGGCCGATAAAAAAATGAAAGCATTGGATTTATTAGGATTGACCAATAAGTCAAAAACAGGCAGACAAATTACTGGTGGTTCAACAGCTAGAGCAGATGAAGAAATGAAACGGCCAGAAGAAAAGCCTGTAGATGAATTGGCAGAACATCGGAAAAAATGGCGTAAAAAGGCAGGGAATGAAACATGATTGAACCTGGTGTAAATTATGCTGATTTATTTGCGAAAGAAGTTCGAAAACATCCTAAGAAATATCCGAAAACGGTTCGTTTAGCAATAGATCGTTGGTATCGATGGAAGAAACGAAAAGATATTTGGTTTGATGTTGATCGTGCAAATGAAATGATGGACTGGGTAGAATCTTTTATAGTTCATACAAAAGGCGATATGGTAGGTAAACCATTTCTTTTAGAGCCATGGGAAAAATTCATTTATTCTTGGATTTATGGCTGGGTAAAAGAAAATGAAAAAGGGCAAGTAGTCCGTGTTACTCGTGAGGCATACGTACAAATACCAAAGAAAAATGGGAAAACATTAATAGCCGTAGGGGCGTTGGGATATGCGATGTATGGCGAAGGTGCCTTATCTGTCGATTGCTATGCATGTGCTTCTGATTTTGCGCAAGCCCAGTATGCTGCTAAGCCTTTTGCCGCTACTATCCTAAATAATCCAGTGCTATTAGATGGGACTAAAATATTTAAAGGTCCAAAAGGCACCGTTTCAAGTATTACGTATGACTATTTACATGGAGATATGGCTTATACAAATAAGTTTATTGTTCAGACAAAAAACATTGATAACATAGAAGGTTCCAATCCATATTTTGTTTTAAATGATGAGCTGCATAAACAAGAGAAAATGGAGCAGTACGATAATTTTAAATCTGCACAAGTTTCATTGCCACAACCGTTAATGTTTAATATTTCTACAGCTGGTAAAGGAAGTAGTTCGGTTGGTATTCGTGTTTATAAAGAAGCAAAAGAAGTCTTGAAGCGCGATGATAATGATTCAAACTTTGTTTTGATTTATGAACCAAATAAGGGATACGATTGGACAGATAGAAAAGTTTGGGAAATGTGCAATCCTAACTGGGGAATATCTGTTGATTTGTCTGCTTTAGAATCAGCCTTTAAAACTGCGCAACGTTCCGCTCACTCGAAAGCTGAATTTTTAACGAAGCATTTAGATGTGTTTGTGAATGGTGCAGATAATTTCTTTGAACAAGATCAAGTGGAACCGTGTTTGGTTCCCACAAATGAATTAGGAAACTTAAGTGGTGAGCCATGTTGGATTGGTTTGGACTTATCTAAAAGCCGAGATTTAACTTGCGTATCATTAAATTTTCCTACATGGGATGCCGAAGGAAAAGCGATACTCAAAGTAAAACAATTATATTTTATTCCTAGTGAAAATATTGATTTTCGAGAAAAGGAAGATAATGTGCCGTATTCTGAATTAGCAGAACAAGGATTTGTTGAATTTTGTGATGGTAAGTTAATTGACCAAGAACAAATATTTCATTTTATTGAAGATTGCATGGATTTTTATGATGTTCAACAAGTCAATTATGATCCAGCGATGAGTGACCGATTAGTTGAAAAATTGGAAAATTTAGGCTTGGAATGTGTGCAAGTTGATCAGTACGCAAGAGTATTGAACTCGCCGCTTGAAGATGCCGAGCGATTATTTTATGAGCAAAGGATTATGTTTGATAATCCTTTATTTTTGTATTGCGCTTTAAATGTGGTTGTCAAAATGGATTTTCAAGGCCGTAAAGTACCAAGTAAAAACCAGTCAAAGAGAAAGATTGATGGATTTGTTGCTTTTCTTTGTGCGCATAAGGAAACAATGGATCAAATGATTGATGTAAACGAAGATGATATGGATGAATATTTAGATTCTATCTATCGATAATAGAAAGGCGGTGAGATTTTGAAGCTAAGAGATAGACTTTCAAATGCAGTATATGGATTTTTGGAAAAGCGTGGCTGGATTGAAGATATTTATGGCAATGTAACAAGATATTCACAACGTTTTGTTAACGATTCTTCTATTATGGAATCGTCTGATGTTTATGAATTGGTACAAGATATTTCTAATCAAGTTGCACTAGCAGAGCCAGTAGTAATTGGCCCTGATGGCGAAGAAGTCAAAAACCATTTCTTGCTAAACATATTGAAAAATCCTAATGATTATTTAACTGGTTTTGAATTTGCAAAACTTGAAACAAATACATTGTTAATCAATGGAGAAGCTTTTCCTATTACAGATAATGACCAGTTACATTTAGGATATGGTGTTCAAACGAAATTAGATGATCGTTTGATTGAAATATTTTCAATGAATGGCCAACCAATACCAGGGAGTATGATTCGTCATATAAAAAATATTGGTGTGGATTCCTTAAAAGGTGCTGGAATTATTGATCTTGCAAAAAGCACGCTAGAAGGTGTTTTAAGTGCTGAAAAGGTTTTGACAGAAAAATATAAGAAAGGCGGCTTGCTCGCTTTCTTGTTAAAGCTGGATGCGCATATCAATCCAAATAACAGCGCTCAACAAAAGATAGTAAAAGCTATTTTAAATCAGTTGGAAGAAACGCAAGATAATGATAGTCATTCAGTTAAAATGATTCCTTTAGGTAAAGGATACTCAATTGATACTTTAAAAAGCCCAATTGATGATGCAGCTATTCTTAATTATTTGGGTGTTTATAAAAAAGACCTAGGAAAATTTTTAGGAATAGATGTAAATACTTATCAAGCATTAATGAGAACAGATATTGAAAAAGCAATGATGTATCTGCACAACAAAGCAATTAAACCAATATTAAAAAATAAGAGCGAGCATTACTCGGCTCTTTTTTTTGTGCCTAATTCTGGTTATCGAGTGGAATGGAAAATTAATATTTTGGACTTTGTACCTTATTCCACCAAAACAAATATTGGGTACAACATCGTTCGAACTGGTATTACCAGTCCTGATAATGTGGCAGAAATGCTTGGTTTTCCTAGACAAAATACTGAAGCAACACAAGCCGTCTATATTTCAAATGATTTAACGGAAATCGGCAAAAAGAATGCTACCGATAACTCATTGACAACAGAGGATGACTTGAAGGGAGGTGGTAAGAATGAAGAAACAGGAAATTCGGACATTTGACATCACAAACCTTAAAACAAGAAGCGAAGAAGATAGTCAAACACAGATTGTTACTGGCTATGCGGCGGTGTTTAATAGTCCAACAGAATTATGGGAAGGCCTAAATGAAGTGATTAAGCCTGGAGCTTTCAGTCGTGCTTTGTCAAATTCTGATGTTCGTTGTTTATTCGATCATGACTGGGGCAAAGTATTAGGGCGCACAAGAAGTGGAACTTTGAAACTTGAAGAAGATGATAAGGGACTACGATTTGAAGTTGAGTTGCCCAATACAACTGTTGCCAATGATTTGATTCAATCAATGTCACGTGGGGACATTAATCAGTGTAGCTTTGGTTTTTATCCAACGGAAGAAACTTGGGATTATAGTTCAGACCCAGTTTTAAGAACTATCCATGAAGTCGAATTGTATGAAGTTTCTATTGTTTCTTTGCCTGCTTACGAAGATACAGAAGCAGCACTAGCAAGAAACAAACAAGAAATGAAGCAAGATATTAAAACTAGAAAAAAATTAATTGAAAAAATCAAAACAGCGCTTGAAGCGTAGGAGGAATTTATTATGAACAAAGAATTATTACGTCAATTACAAGCTCGTCACGAGAAACGATTAAGTGATTTACAAGGCAAAATTGAATCTGGAGAAGTGCGTGAAGCAGATTTAGATTCAGTTAATGAAGAAATCGATGGTTTAATCGATGAATTAAAAGCCATTAAAGCTGAATTAGGGGATGATAATTCAGAATCTGGTGATGGTAAAGGCGATGATGGAACCGCCAAATCCGATAATACTGATGATGAAAATAAAGAAGATCGTGAGAAAGATACGAACGAAAATAACAATGATAAAAATGAAGAAAATCGTGGCGGCATGATTAGTCAAGAACAGCGTGATGGCTTGTTACGCACAATTCATGAAGGAATGGAGGCTAGAAATGCGATGTCTAATGAACAACGTGAAAAACAAATTCGTAAAGCATTTGCCGATTTCGTTGTTGGTAATATTTCAGAAAGTGAAGCACGTTCATTAGGTATTGAAACAGGCAATGGTTCAGTGACAGTACCAGAAGTAATTGCATCCGAAGTGATTTCTTATGCTCAAGAAGAAAACTTATTGCGTAAATACGGAACGGTGATTCGCACGGCTGGTGATGTGAAGTATCCAATTCTTGTGAAAAAAGCAGAGGCTAACGTAAACAAAAAAGAACGTACGACAGATATTGCTGAAACAGCGATTCAATTTGACGAAATTTTACTTGATCCAGCAGAATTTGATGCATTGGCAACTGTAACGAAAAAACTATTAAAAATGTCTGGTGTGCCAGTAGAAGATATTGTTGTAGAAGAATTGAAAAAAGCATATGTTCGCAAAGAAATTAATTATATGTTTAATGGCGACGATGCAGGAAATGAAAACCCAGGAGCTTTAGCTAAAAAAGCTGTTGCATTTGAAAAACCTGTAGATTTAACAGCTGCAGGTGCTGGTCAAAAATTATATGATGCATTGATTGAATTTAAAAATACACCAGTAACAGAAGTAATGAAAAAAGGTCGTTTTATTATTAATCGTGCAGCTTTAACTGCTATTGAAAAAATGAAAACAGATGATGGATTCCCATTGTTACGACCATTCACGCAAGCAGAAGGTGGTATTGGTTATCAATTAGTTGGTTATCCAGTTGATTGGACCGATGCAGCAGATAAAAAAGGTGAACCAGATACACCAGTATTATATTTTGGTGATTTTTCTGCTTTCAAAATTCAAGAAGTTATTGGAGCGTTAGAAATTCAAAAATTGGTTGAAAAATTCTCTGGAAAAAATCAAGTTGGTTTCCAAATTTACAACTTGTTAGATGGCCAATTAGTTTACTCACCATTCGAGCCAGCTGTTTATCGTTATGAAATTACAAAACCAGTAGGTGGTTAATGTGAATAACGAAGCTGAAACATTATCTTTAGAAGAAAAATTCAAAGCACATATTCATTTTGAAGAGGGGATGGATGATTCCATGCTCTCTTTTTATTTAAATATGGCAAAAAATTATGTGAAAACTGCAACTGGAGGGCAAGAAGAATATTTAATTTTGATGGTTGCTGGTATTGCTTATGAATATCGTGTTTCAGAAGATGAATTAGATAAGGCGTTGAATGCGATCACGCCATTTATCATCCAAGGAGTGATTCAACATGCCGCAGAGGCAGACGAATAGGTTTCGTTGGAAAGCTGACTTGCTAAATGTAAAAGAAGAAACAGATTCGAACGATAAAGTAGTTACGACCTATAAACTTAATAGGCTTTTATGGTACGAAGATATTGGAGTAACTGCACAAGAAAAATATCTTTCACAGCAAGCCAAAACAGACGTTGTCAGACGGATTAAAGTGAGATTGGATAAATCTATCACAGAAAAGTTTAGCGCTGTTAGAATCGATTCTGTGACCTATAAAATCACTCGTATTTACACAAATATGGATAAACGAGAAATGGAGTTGAGTTTGGCTTATGTCGATTAGTTTTGAAAAATTAAGGGCAGCGCTAAAAACAGTAGGCGTACCTGTGACACGTGATAAAGCGGAAAAAGGAACGGACTATCCATATATTGTTTATTCAAATGTTAGTCAAGGTAAAAAAATGGCATCGTCTAAAGTGCATAGACGAATGCCCTACTATCAAATATCTTTTTATACAACAGGTACTGAAAAGGATTTAATTGCTTTAGAAAATGCATTGGAGGAAGCTGGTATTCCTTACACTGATTTTGTAGGCATTCAAGGCGATGAAAATGATGATACTGTGACAAATTTTTACACATATGTGAGGTGTATTGAAGATGGAAAATAATAATGGTTTTGCAGATATGGCAGACTATTTAGGAAAGCTTTCGCAAGTAGATGCGACAAAATTATCAATAGAATCATTAACCGCTGCAGCTAATTTTTATATGGAAAAATTACTACCCAATATACCTAAATCGCTTCTAAAAAAGAAGCACATGGTTGATCAAGTGAAAGTAAATATTAAAGATGATGAAGTACAAGTAGCTTTTGAAGATACAGCCTTTTACTGGCGATTCGCTGAAAACGGAACAGTAAATCAAAAAGCGCAACATTTTGCCAGTGGAACATTTGAACAAAATAAAGATCAAATTGAAAAAATTATGACTCAACAAATATTAGATTTATGGAAAGGATGAGTAAATTGGGAAAACAAGATGTGTATTATTTTGAAGGCTTAGATGACATCTTAATTGCCATGATGACCACAAAAGATGCAGTAGGTACAGAACCAGCATTTGGCGAGGTTGTTCGTTTGCCAATAGCCACAAAATTGGGAATTAAAGGAAATGGAACAGCTTTAGAAAAATGGGCATCAAGTAAAATGTTCCGACGCGTAAGTCGTGAAACGAAACATGAAATTGCGCTAGATCATGTGGGCATTCCTATTGCGGTGATGGATGAAATAAAAGGATTAATCGCTCAAAGTGGAGTGACTTTTGGTAAAAACACTGCGCGAGAATTTCCTTATTTTGCCTTTGGGTTTATCGGAAATATTGAAAATGGTGGAAAAAAAGCTGTTTGGTATCCTAAAACGCAGTTATCAAATGTTATTGATGAAGAATACACTACTGCAGAAGATGAAACCAAAATTGATGATGTAACTGCTAACTTTGTTTCAACTGGTTTAACATACAATAATGTTATGTATTCAAGTTTTGATTCTAATCGGGATAGTGCTTCAATAGAACTATTTGAAAAATTTGTCGCACAACCTGTTTATGACGAAGAACAATGGAAGAAACTAGCAGGTCCTTCACGTGGAGGTGGCAGTGACTAATGGCAAAATTAGCGGATTATGGGATTGTTATTTCAGATACACCCACAGTTACTATTCAAGGGCATCAGTTTCCCATTTTGTTAACGATGGAAACAATGGAGTATATTGCTGATGTTTATGATGATGACTATTCAAAATTTGAAGCAGATATGAATGAAATGATTAACAAAAGCGGTGGCCGTATTTCATCAAAAGATTTATCCGCTTCTGATTTAAAAATTATGCGTGCGTTGATTTATGGCATGCTAAGAACTGGTGGATTGGAAGAAACGCCAGAAACCATTTTTAAGTTTTTAGGCATGAGTGCCACAATTGTTGAAATTTATGGTGCATGCATGGAAGTATTTGCAAAGCAGAATTTTCAAGTTGAAGACTTAAAAAAATCCAAGAAGCCACAAGATTATCAAACTCCGAAAAAAAAGAAAAATCAAAAGAAAAAGCCTCAACGGAAATAGGAACGCCGTGGGCTTTTTATTTATATGTAGCTCTCACTCTTTTGGGATGGAGTGAGGACTTCTTTTTAAAAGCAACTCCCAACTTGTGGCTTAAGTCATATATTCAGTGGTTAGTAAGTAATACGGAGTTTGAACCACCTAGAAGTGTGACAATGGATAAAAGTCCTTGGTGGTAGGAAAGGAGCGCTAACGTGTCAAAACAAGAATCCGATGTTGTCTTAAATTTTAAGATGAATGGAGAAATAAACTATTCACGAACAATTAAAGACATTAATAAAGAAATGAACTTAGCGGCTACCGAGTACAAAAAACAGGTATCCGCAATGGATAAAAATGCAACTCAAACTGAAAAACTAACAGCTACAAAGAAAAAATTAGAAAAACAATTATCTTTAGCTGAACAAAGAACAAAATTATTACGTGAAGAATATGAAAAATCAGTAAAAGAAACTGGTGAATATTCAGAGCAATCACAAAAGCTGTATAAGCGTTTATTGGAATCAGAAACAGGTGAAAATAAACTGCGTTCTGCATTGCAAAGTACCAATGAAGCTTTGAAAGAGCAAGGTAATTTATCAATAAAAACAGCTGAAAAACTAGCCAAAATTGAAAAAGCTGGAGACAAAATTAAATCAGTTGGGCAAAAACTGTCTGTTGGATTAACAGCACCAATTATGGGAATTGGTGCTGCTTCTATTGCCGCATTCAAAGAATTAGATGAATGTTTGGATAATATAACAACAGCAACAGGAGCTACTGGTAGTCAGCTAGAATCTTTACAAGCCAGTTTTAAAACAGTAGCAGGTCAAATACCCGCGGATATGCAAGATATATCAACTGGTATTGGTGAAGTAAATACTCAATTTGGCTTAATGGATAAGCAATTGGAAGATACAACAGGCCGAATGCTTAAATTTTCAGAAATTAATGGATCAGATGTTTCTCAATCAACTATCAATGCAAAAAAATCAATGGACCTTTTTAGGTTGTCTATTGAGGATTTGCCAATGATTTTAGATTCAGTATCTAAAACTAGCCAAGATACTGGAGTAGGGGTAGATCAGTTATTTGATGCCGTAAATAGAGGTGCGCCCCAACTCAAAGCTATGGGACTCGGTTTTTCTGAATCAACTATGTTAATAGGTCAAATGGAAAAAGCTGGTATTGATTCAGCAGGAACTCTTGGCTATTTGGCAAAAGCTAGTGTCGTATATGCGAAAGATAATAAAACCATGCAAGAAGGGCTTAGCGGAACTATTGAATCTATTAAAGGGGCCACAACTGAACAAGAAAAACTCACTATTGCTAGTGAAGTTTTTGGAACTAAAGCTGCTTCAAAAATGGTAGAAGCTATTGATAGCGGAGCGTTGTCAATGGATGGTTTAGCAGATTCAGCAAAAAACGCAGCTGGCACTGTGGATCAGACGTTTAGTGATATTCTTGATCCAATTGACCAAGCAAAGTTGGCACAAAATCAATTTAAAATAGCAATGGGTGAACTTGGAGAACAAGTACAAATAGCATTATTACCAGCATTTCAAGCTGCAACGGATGCAATAAAAAAAGTTTCAGAATGGTTTGGAAGTTTAACAGATAGTCAAAAGCAAACCATACTGAAAATAGCTGGTGTTGTGGCTGCTATCGGTCCAGTATTAGTAGTTTTAGGAACACTTGCTAGTTCCATTAGTAGTTTGATTCCAGTTATTGCTTTTATTGCGTCGCCAATTGGTTTAGTAATTGCGGCGGTTGCCGCTTGGGTAGCTGCAATCGTAGTTGCATATAATAAAATCGGTTGGTTTAGGGATTTTATCAATACCTCCTTTAAAGTAATTAAAGATATTGTGGTTGGTGTATTTAATGTTTTGAAAGATACGACAAAATCTACTTTTGATTTCATCACAGGATTTATTGGTGGTGCCATGGATGGGGCTGCAAAAATTATTGGCGATTACGTAAATGCAATTAAGCGTATTTTTGGCGGTATCGTTGATTTTGTAACGGGAGTATTTACTGGAGACTGGTCAAGAGCGTGGCAAGGTGTTGTTGACATTTTTGGTGGTATTTTTGAAGGTATCGCTGCAGTAGCTAAAGCACCAATCAATGCCATGATTACGTTAATCAATGGATTTATTGGTGGATTAAACAATATAAAAATACCTAAATGGGTCCCAGGAATTGGCGGTAAAGGATTTCATATTGGAAAAATCCCTTATTTAGCAGAAGGTGGAACTATTCTAAATGGTCAAGCCATTGTTGGTGAAGCTGGTCCTGAACTTTTAACCGCTAAAAACGGCAAGACAACTGTAACTCCATTGTCACCAGAAGAAAAAGCTCGTGGAATTGGTGGTGCTTTGAAAGGTGGCAATACTATTGAACAACATGTTCATATTGGCCAAGTAGATGCAAATAATCCGAGTGAAATTAATCGTTTGAACAAGAAAATGTTTCAAGCGAATGTTTGGAATAATTTAGCGACAGGGGATGTGTAAAAATGGATAGATATACGCCTAATTTTGTATGGAAAGGAGTGAATGCTCTTATAGATTATGGTTTAATTATTGAATCTGAATTGCCTGAAATTGTCGCTAAACCAAGATATAACGAGATAACTATTGTAGGTAGTAACAGGGTATTGAATGAATGGTTTGGTGATTATGAACCGTTTGATTTCAAAATTAAAGACGTCAGTGTTAGTTATGACCGATTAGCGGAAGTGAAACGATGGCTTAGTGGCAAGTCAGAATTAATCACACATAATAATGAAAACCTGTATGTTAACGCGGTATGCAATGTTAGTAATGAAGTTGAATACACAAATGAGTGGGGAACTTTTTATACTTTTGAAATAAATTTTCGTTGTGAACCTCTAAAGAGAAAAGTAAATGAAGAATTTGTCAGTCTAAAAAAAGGAGAGAATGACATTACCAATCATGGGGATGAAATTTGCTTCCCTTTATTTGAAATTCAATCTACTGGCGGTGACATCAGTATTACTTGTGGTAAAAATACTTTGATTTTAATAAATACACCTGCTGGCTTGTTATCATTAGATAATGAACTAGCTGTTTGCGTACATGAGGGAAGAATGCAACGAACAAAAGGAAACTGGATACGAATGACACCAGGTACCAATAAAGTAAAGGTAACTGGAAGTGTTTCAAGTATAAAAATAAAGGTGAGGAGTGTATATTTTTGATTAATCCAATTTACATTTATGAAAAAGTACCAAAAGATTTATCCGAAAATGGCATCCCTCTATTAGATTGGGCTGATGATCCTGAAATTACTCGTTCATTGAATAGTGAATATTCTTTTTACGGTAATTATTCATTGGTTGGCAAAAATAAAGAATATTTAAAGAAAGGTTATTATATAAAAGCTTTAGTTTCTAATGATTCATGGCAGTATTTCAGAATAAAATCAGTCGATAAAAATTTACATTCTGTTTCAATCAAAGCTTTACATTTAGGGTATGAGGCAAATCGTAACTTTATTCAAATGGCATATACTGCTAATGGTACTGGTAATCAGATTATGGAAAACTTAAAAGCGAATTTAGCATTTAAGCAACCTTTTATCTATGAAAGTAATATTAATTCCAAACATCAATTTACCGCAAAAGAAGTAAATCCAATATCGGCTATTATTGGGCAAAATAACGGTAATGAAAATTTAACAGGTGTAACTTCTGGCGAACTAGATATGGATAACTACAGACTTATACTAAAAGACAGAATTGGTGAAGATAATGGTTTTAGAATAGATTTAGGTGTTAATTTAGAATCAATAAAAGAGACTGTGGATGACTTAAATGTATCCAACAGTCTCTATTTAATTGGTGGAACACCTGAAGATATTAATTATAACGAAGATCAAGAGCCAATAACCTTTGCTTTTTTAGAAACAAAAGGGGTAACCGATGAAAATAGACGTATTACTAGTAGGACCAATAGTGAATGTAAAACTGTAGAAGAATTAAAAAAATGGGGACAATCACTTTTTGACAAAGAACGAATCCATGAACCAAAAGTAACACATGAAATCAATATGGTTACTTTAGAAAATACTATAGAGTATCAAAAACTTTACGGTAAGATAATGAAATTGAATTTTGGGGACACTGTGTATTGTGATATTGAATACAACGGAATAACTGGAGTAAAAGAAAGAGTGACAGAGTGTACTTGGTTTCCTACTTTAGGTAAGTATAAAAATATCGTACTAGGAAACGAAATAAAATCTTACACAGATTCAGTAAATACTGCAGTTAATCAAATAACTAAAAAGCTTGAAGTAAAGAGTGAGGATTTACAGAATGCTATCGTGAACGCTACTCAATGGATAACAGGAACAAAAGGTGGCTATGTTCGTTTTCGTCCTAAAGATGCACCAGAAGAAATTTTAATTATGGACAGACCAAATGCGAATGATGCAAAAAAAGTATGGCGTTGGAACCTAGGAGGTCTTGGGTATTCAAATAGCGGTGTAAATGGACCATTTGAAACGGCAATTACTCAAGATGGCTCAATTGTTGCTAATTTTATTACAGCAGGAATTTTGACAGGGATTTTAGTACAAGGTGTGGCTTTAAAAACGTTAGATGATAAAGATTTCCAAGTTGTGGTTGAAGGTGGAAAGGTAGCATTTGAACGTAAAAGAGTAAGCACAGGCCTAAAAGATGTTCATGGTGAATTGTTTGGTGACATTAAGGCTACGTATGATGGAAGTGGAAAAAAAGCTAATGGTTTCGCTGTTAGACAAAAACATGGTTACATTTTTTCGATCAATACGATTAGTAAAAATAATGAGGGGCAATCAGTTCCAATTATTCAAATACCAGCAGATGTTCATCCAGACAATAGGAAAGTGAATAGTTATGCTAGCTGGTCGCACAAAGGTAATTTCAGTGTTTCTAATGAAGTAGATATTAGTGGTATTTTAAAAGGAACTATTGGTAAATTCGATAAATTATATGTTGGAGGTAAAGAAGTTATACCAGGAAGCGGTACTGGTGGAACTGGTAGCGGTACACCTCCAGAATTGACTACTGAAAAAGAGAAAAACGCTTGGGCAGTTTGGCAGTTCTTAAAATCTAAAGGTTATAGCGAACAAGCAACTGCAGGTATTTTAGGAAATATGGAACAAGAATCAGGCATTATGCCAGACATTGACGAAGGTGGTGGCGGTCCTGGCTATGGTTTAGTTCAGTGGACATCACCTGTAGCTGGTGAAAGTGGTCGTGCATATGTTCAACGTTTATTAGCACAAGCTGGTATTAGTGGTGACTATCGAAACATTAATACGCAACTTCAATTACTGGACTGGCATATGCACAACGGACAATATATTCCTACTTCTGCTTATCCATATTCCGTTGCACAATTTAAAGCATTAACAGATATAGGAACAGCTACAATGGCGTTTGAAGCCAACTTTGAGCGACCAGCAGTCACACATCCAGAGCGGATTGATATGGCGATTTACTGGTATAACAAATTGCATGGTTTGCAACCAAGCAATCCAACGTGGATGAATCCTGTACGATCTAGCTATACGATTACGCAAGAGTGGGATCAAATTGGCTGGGGAACGAACGTTATTCATGGAGGAATTGATATTGCTTCAGTTCCTGCTGGAAGTACGCCCCCAGTTTATGTAGCACGTAATGGCACAGTAGAAACCGTTACTTATGACGGAACAGGTGGAAATTATGTAGTGATTAAGCACGATGATGGATACTGGACCTATTACGGTCACTTAAATTCTATTGATTTAGCTATAGGCGATAAAGTAACGACCAATTCACGCGTTGGAATAATGGGTTCCACTGGGCTTGCTAAAGGTATTCATCTTCATTTTGAAGTGTGGAAAGGCGCACAGTGGCAACGAATCAATCCACGTGATGTAATTAATTTTTAGAAATTAGAAAGGAGTGCACAAATGGTTAAATGGCAAGCAACGCTAAGTACAACCGAACCATACAACTATGTCGGTATTATTAATGTACGTCAAGGGAATAAGAACACAGAAGTCTTAGAAGTAAATATTGTAGAAAATGCTTTGCCGTTAGACTTAAGTCTCTGCAAAGTTTTTTTAGAGTCAATTATTAATAATAAATTCCCGATTCAACGAGCAGCAAAAATTATAGATGCTAAAAAAGGAATTATTCAGTATACCTTTGATGAATATTCTATGCAGTCGTTACACAGACAAGAAGCTTATTTTAGTATTTACAAAGGCGACAATTTAATCGGTTCAACACAGAATTTCTCTTATTTTGTGGTGAATGCTGCTTCTAAAACAGAGGGCGAAATGGGTTCTTATTGGCAATCCGTCGAAGATTTAATCGCAGACATGACCGCCTTTATCAACGAAAATAAGGGCGATTTTACTGATTGGATGAATGCTAGAAAAGATGAGTTCGAAGCGTGGCGAGATGCGCAAAAAACAGATTTCACTTCATGGTTCGAATCAATCAAAGATATTTTAAAAACTGTTGATCCAGGCGGAACAATGCTAGCTGAATTAATGGATGCACGTGTAGACATACAAGGAGTACGTCATAATTCACTTTCTGAGCGTTTATTGGCTGATATGAACTATTTGTATCATCGGTTAGAGGAACGGCTATACACCATCAAATACGGTAATGTAAACACGTTAGAAATTTTAGAGGATGATTCATTTTCTAAGAATCATGAAGTTGAAGTATTGGGAACAGTTAATCATCCAATTGAAGAAGGGGCGTTAATTATAGCGACAGTTGATGATTCAAAACAAAATGTTTTTACGATTGAAGGTGTAGACAATGGTTGATGCTAAAAGAATGATGGAAACTGATGAAAATGGGATTAAACGTCAGTTTTTTCCTATGACACACGTATCGGCAATCCTTGGATTAACAGAGATAATGGCTGGTAATTCAAAAGTATCTTCAGTAAATGGACATACAGGCGCAGTCATTATTACGCGTGCAGACCTAGATTTACCTATTGATGGGATTATGATTTCGAAACAGGAGTATGACAAAATGTTAAAAATCATAGCCGATTATGAAGATGGAAAACTAGGTGGTTCTGGTGTTGAGTTTGAAAAAGTAAAAGGAGATGAAGAAATAAATGCCTGATTTATATGTAGTGAAAAAAGACGGCGTAGCTATTGATGTACAAACTAGTACAGCTGGTGTTGTTGGATTAAATGAATTTGTTGATGGAAAAATTAGTGGTGCTGAAGCAGGCACTGTCTCGTCTGTAAATGGTCATACAGGTGAAGTTATTTTAACTGCTTCTGATGTAAAAGCACTGCCAGACACAACTGTTATTCCAACGCTTCCTAGCAATGCCACTTCTGAAAAAGATGGTTTAATGTCTAAAACGGATAAAGCAAAATTGGATGCATTACCAGTTTTTACATTTGAAAAGGTAGGTGAAGCGTAATGGCAGATATCGTTCAGCTAAAAGAAAATGGCACTGTAAAGTATATGAAGACACACGCAGATGCTATCGATGGTATTGAAGGTAAATTAGTAAAGGCTGTTGGAAATGAGACTATTCTAGGTACTAAGGATTTTGCAAATGGAGCTCTTTCAAAAGGCAACGCAGTATTAACTCAAAATGGATTGAAATATAAGTCGTTTACGTCAACTGATCTTGATTCTTTGCAAGGTGGATCAGTTACTTTTGAACGTTATGGTGATATTGTAAATGTTCAATTCACGATTCAAACACGCGTTGATAGAGATTTTGCAAAAGACCAAACGATTGTTTGGGGTATACCAGCAGAGTTCCGACCAAATACAGACAAACTATTTCCGTTAATTAATAGTGTTGGGAGTGGGGGTATTGTTAAATTTGTGAATGGTGCTAGTATTTCTGCTCAAACGACCATTGCAAAAAATACATGGTATTGGGGAACAATCACTTATATAGCTAAAAACAGATTATAATCAGGAGATGAAATAGATGAAAACTATTTATAAAGTTTTATATCCTGTGGGATACGAACCACAAGAAGTAAATGACACATACAACGTTGCTTTGCCATACGTGGAAGAAAAACCGCTTGAAGGTTTAGCAAATGAACAATCACAATTCTTTAATTTCTCGGAACGAAAATGGGAAGAAGCGGTTACACAAGATTATTCGAAGAAATTAAATCTGTTAGAAAACCTTTCAGCAGTATTAGAAGCAGATAACGCTACTTTAAAACAAGCAAATGAAAAACTAACTGCTAAAGCAGAATCATTAGCTCAAATCAATTCAAAGACTATGCTTACTTCTCTTCAAAATACTAAAGAAATTGATGCGATTAAAGAACAAATCGGAGGTGCAAAATAATGTATTCATTTGATGACATTAAAATGATGTATGACTGGGGCTGTTTTACAGATGAACAAGTAATGGAGTTTGTCCCACTTTGTATTACAGAAAAAGAAGCGAAAGAAATCGTTGGAAAGTAGGGAAGTAGGTTTGGCGGTATTTGATTTTTTAGAACGTTTCGTAGTAGATCAAGAGCATAAAGCGGTATATGTTTTAATGTTGATTTGCATTGCAATGACTATTGATTTTATTAGTGGTACTATCGCAGCCAAGATAAATCCAGAAATTGAGTTTAAAAGTAAAATAGGAATCAACGGAATATTAAGAAAAGTAGCAAGTATTGTCTTGCTGCTTTTTTTCATTCCCTTAGCACCGTTGGTACCTGGAGGCGCTGGTGTGGGGCTGTTATATGTTCTGTATGTGGGCTATCTGATGATGGAAATTAAATCGATATTTGAGAACTATCAGAAGATGGGAGTAGTTACGGAACTATTTGAAGATTTCATAAAAAATTTAAAAAATAAAAAATAGGAAGGTGACTTTATGAAAAAAATTGTGACGTTGATTATTGTAGCATTGGCAGCAGTTACACCGTTAAACGTATTCGCCGCAAAAGGTGATCAAGGTGTGGACTGGGCGATTTATCAAGGCGAACAGGGGCGTTTTGGCTATGCACATGATAAATTCGCTATTGCCCAGATTGGGGGATACAATGCTAGCGGTATTTATGAACAATACACATATAAAACGCAAGTAGCAAGTGCCATTGCTCAAGGAAAACGAGCACATACCTATATTTGGTATGACACTTGGGGAAACATGGACATTGCGAAAACAACGATGGATTATTTCTTGCCACGTATTCAAACGCCTAAAAATTCCATCGTTGCTTTAGACTTTGAGCATGGCGCTAGTTCTGACGTAAACGCGAATACGGAAACAATTCTGTACGGTATGCGCCGTATTAAACAAGCAGGATATACACCAATGTATTATTCATACAAGCCTTTTACGTTACAATATGTGGACTATCAGCGAATTATTAAAGAGTTCCCTAATTCTTTATGGATTGCTGCCTATCCTAGCTATGAAGTAACGCCAGAACCATTGTATGCTTATTTCCCAAGTATGGATGGTGTTGGAATTTGGCAATTTACATCCACTTATATTGCTGGTGGGTTAGATGGTAACGTAGACTTAACAGGTATTACTGATAACGGGTATACTGCAACTGACAAACCAGAAACCGAAACTCCAGCAATTGATGCAGGTGAAGAAGTAGAAAATACGCCAAGTTCCGATGTTAAAGTTGGTGATACCGTCAAAGTAAAATTTAATGTCGATGCTTGGGCAACTGGTGAAGCTATTCCGCAATGGGTAAAAGGAAACAGCTACAAAGTGCAAGAAGTAACTGGAAGCAGAGTATTGCTAGAAGGTATCTTGTCATGGATTAGCAAAGGCGATATTGAATTGTTGCCAGATGCTACAACTGTTCCCAATAAGCAACCAGAAGCAACACACGTGGTTCAATATGGCGAAACATTATCGAGCATTGCGTACCAATACGGAACGGACTATCAAACCTTAGCTTCCTTAAATGGGTTGGTAAATCCTAATTTGATTTATCCTGGTCAAGTTTTGAAAGTCAATGGATCAGCAGTAAGCAACGTTTATACAGTCCAATACGGCGAAACTTTATCAAGTATTGCCGCTAAGCTTGGCACGACTTATCAAGAGTTAGCTACATTAAACGGGTTATCAAATCCTAATTTGATTTATCCTGGCCAAACATTGAATTATTAAGAAATAAGTAAAAGACCTACTTCTCTTTGTGAGAGGTAGGTCTTTTTTTGTTTATTCGGTATAATTTATATATCTATTCGCTTGCCTTTTTTAATTTTTTGATGTAGATTTTATCTTGTTGTTATAGTCTATTTTGCTAATTTGAATTAAAATGATATTACGCAAACCCTTGTGAGTTCTAGTCTGTCTAAATATGGTGTTGCAGAAAAATTACACCGTGAAACTAAATAATTTATTTAGATAGAGCCTAGAATCCTTGTTGTGTAAGGGTCTAGGCTTTTTATCTTTTGATTCATTACATGTTCATTTGTAGATGGAATGTAGAGGGAGGATTACCCAAGTTTGGCTGAAGGGGACGGTCTCGAAAACCGTTAGGCGAGTAACATCGTGCAAGGGTTCGAATCCCTTATCCTCCGTACTGAGAAGCAGTTGAGTTATTAGTTGCAAATAAAACGACAGAGACGTACACTTAAAGTAGAAAAATACTTAAGAAGAGGTGTCTATTATGTCAAACTATGAAGAAAAAGAAGCGCAAGCATTAGTAAAAATTGCCGACGTTTTGAACAAATTGGATGCAAGTTTAGAAGAGTTGGCCTCGCTAGATGAGGATACAAAAAAACATAGTATGAAGAAATGGATTGTTGAAAAAAAAGCCATTCATGAGATTAAAAAAATTGCACACGAAGCTGGTAAGTATGACAAGTATGATGAAAAAGAATTAGAAAAAGAAATGGATCTGTTGGAAAAGTTTATGTAAAAAAGCGCTAGCTTTTGTTCAACAGTTATTTAAGTTTGAGTCTAGAATTAATCGTTTTGATTTTTTCTAGGCTTATTTTTTATGAAGTAAGCAAATCGTATCGGGAGAGGTATTGAATTAAGAAATAAAGCATGTATTGATTCAGAAAAAAAGTTGTAGTAAAATGTTCGTCACAACTACTTTTCTTCTGATTTCATAGAAGGAAAAGTTGGAATAATGAATTGAGAAGAGTCGATTTTTAGGAGATGATTTTAGGTGACTTTTTATCAATTATTGCAGTTAGATCCATTTATTTTAAAACAAAAAATTCATCAAGCGGATACTAAAAAACAGCGGAGATATTTTTGGCGCGCCTTGTTAATAAGGGATATCTTATTAGTTTCGTTTGCGATTTTATGGGTGTCGACGATTACTTTTTTCTTTGGAAAAGCTGTAGCGCCTTTTTCAATTGTATTATTTTGTTTGCTGTTGAGTATCCGTTTCGTCTCATATGGCTACAGGGAAAAACAGGCCTTGCTTAGTTTAGGAATCGTGTTAACAATTCTAGGTGTTAGTCCATTAATTTCACTGATTTCTGTATCATTTTTACAATTGGGCCTTCATTTTATCTGCTTGCTGGCATTGTTTTTCTTAACTGGTAAAAACCCTAAAATGGGTAATCCTGGCTTGTATACGTTCTCCTACTTATATTTAGTTGGCACGGTTCACTATCAATCGTTTCAGCAATTAGAACAAACTTTCTTTGTATTAGTGTTTGCTTATCTACTTTTAGCTTTTGTTTATCATGTGAAACATAAAAAATTGGATCAAGAGATTACTTTTATACAGATGGTTACAGAAAATGGTTTTTTTAATCAAAGAAATATTTGGTTTGGTTATTACGCTTTAGGCATTAGCTTATTACTTTTTATAGGAACGCACCTTCAGATTGACCGCTTTATGTGGGCAACATTTGCTAGTTCGTCATTATTTTCTGGGTATGATACGTTTAAATTGTCTGAACGAGCAAAAGAACGAATAATAGGGGTCGTTATTGGTTCTCTAGTATCGGCTATCTTGTTATTTTATATACCAACGAACCTACTTGGTATTTTAGGAGGACTTTGTTTAGGCTTATGCACATCTTATAAAAGTAAAACGATTTTTAATTGTGTTGGTGCTATCATGGCAGCTTCTATGATATTTGGGCTAGAAACAAGTCTTTACTTAAGAATTTTGTTAAATATGTTGGGGCTAGCTTACGGTTTGCTTTATCATTTTGTCTTTGTAAAAACTATGTCCTATTGCAATCGCAAGGAGTGGCTGAAATTGTCTGAATAAAAGGAGCCTAACATTCTTTCTTGAAAGAATGTTAGGCTCCTTAGACATTTTTGTTTATATTCCATATTATCAAATTATATGCATGCTGTTAATCAATGCCCAACTGCTATATCAAATGTCGCAATTTTTGCTGAGCCAGTAGGTACAAGGTCTAGTTCCACTTCGTCAAACCTATTGCCATCAACTGGTATCCCAAAGTAAATGGTAGATGGTCCAGTTCTACTTTTATAGATTATTATCTATTAGTATACCTAAATTTCTATTTAATTCGTAATGACTGACCAGGATAAAAAACAGAAGTTTCAATGCCTGGATTTAATGCTAATAATTCTTCTAAGGTTAAACCATTTCTTTCGGCTAACTGTCGCCCACCTTCACCACTTCGTACCGTATCGTATATAGGTTGGTCTGATTTAGAATTTTGTATTTGTTCACGAGAATCAGAGTTTTGTGGTGGTTGCTGTTCAGATTGTTCAAAAACTTGTTGAGTTTGAGTATTTCTTTCAATTAATTGTTCCAACGTAATATTACCTAGATAAGTGTATATTTGTCCATTAACAGTTAAAGTACCATCATTATTTTTCGTTACTGTTCGGGGCGTATTATTCAAAAGAAACGTCATTGTTTGATTACCATTCTCATCCACAGAAAAACTTACATTTTGAAGAGGAACATTCGATTGAGTTATGCTAGTGAGTGTTCCGTCAGCATTTATAAAAAATAAGTTATCACTTTGAGGAATACCCCAACCGCCTATAAAATCAGCTAAGCTAACTTGTGGTAGCGGTTCTTTAGTAGTAGATGAAGAGGTAGATTGGTTTGTTTCAGATGAGACGTTTTGATAATTAGAGCTGGTTTCTTCCGTTTTATCTTTTTGAGTGGAAGAATCAATACTTTTCTTTGTGTAAGGTTTCAAAACTAGTTTTGTTTGGTTATCAGAATTGTTTGTCTTAGTAGGAGTGAAAAGTAGATTTTGCTTTTCTTTTTTTATCTTGTAAGCTACTTCTTTTCCTTCATTTTTCCAACGAATTTGATTGTTTTTTAGATGGTATTTGACTTTGTATTCTATTTTATTTGCAATTTGTTTACCTAATTCTTCGCCTGCTTTTTCCAAATCATTTTTTGCAGTTGATGTGTGTTCATCTGTATTGATTTTGAAAGTAGCGGTATCTTCGCTGAATGATACAATCATTACTACTTCATCAACGTTGGAGTTTACGGCCCACTCGTTTGCCATTAGCTCTTTTGTGGTCACTTTATTTCTGCAAGAAGTAAGGTTCAGTAAGGATAAAAAAACAATCAACCCCAGTAAACTTTTTTTCAT